CTGGCTCTTAGGACCGAGTCATCGGGACAAGAGTCTCTGGTACCTCATAAGGGTGGTCAGCCTAGTAGGCTGATGCTCCTTAAGCGGCAACATCGACTTTACGTTGAGAGCCGCGGGCACTGTCTCCAGTCCCTCTAACCCGATGGAAATTGAGGATTCCCATCGTGAGAAGACTGTTCTCGACAGGGCATGCATTACCTTCTCGTCGAAGGTGGCGCAAATCTTCTTTACCTCATCGGTATTGAAGGTTTCGCGAGAAGAGTACATATGTCTATGTACCCTTCCTCTTAGGTCCATCAAGGACGCAAGAACCACCTCTTCAGGGCGGTAAGCCTGCAGTGTTCTTAACATCATCTTTTCTAGGTTATCACCTGGAAGAGAGAAGTTAAGACCGATTGGTTCGCACAAATGCGCAGCCCAATCGAACACTTCTCGCTGCTGCCTCGTGAAGAGGCATCGGCTCCGGATACCTAAGAGCTTAGCGATATCGAGGAAGTTCTCATCTGAGACCTTTCTCCACTTCAACTGGGGAATTACCCATTGTGAAGTGATTATCTTACCAGCGAACTCACAGAGTAAGTTGGAAGATAAAGATTTCTCTTTGCTCCAAGGACATCCCATCCGATCAAGCATGGCAATGTATTTATCATACAACTCATCGTTGAGGATAACTACATCGTCTCCAAGTACAAAGAACTGGTTGGTATACCTACCTCCAGCCAAGTACAAAAGGAGAAGACCATGTGTAAGAGTGAAAGCGGCAAAACTAGGATACAATCCTAAAGGTTGCCCTTTCGTCCACTGTAGAACTCCCAACTGGGATTTCCAACATGACCGTGAGATCTCTTCAAAGAGATCAACATGGATATGTTGCTGTCTTGCAATGACAGTACGTAGAACATCCATCTGAATCGTCAACGGAAACAGATCCGTTGCAGATGAAAGATCTACAGAGTGGATCTTACCACCTTCCGCAAGGTGTGATTGGATGTGTGAGAGTGCTTTCGAATGATCGAAAGTACAATCCCATGGACTCTCTCGAACCACTTGGTACAGGGTACGTCCAAGGGGCCTCAAGGCCTCCTGGTGTATTCTATACGGTGATGCGACAGAGCGTAACTTACCTCCAGGTTCCTGAATGAAGTGGATTTCTCCACCTCGCACAGGCTCCGGGATGGAAGGTCGACCTTGGCTATTACTAGCCAAATAGTCGAGGTGCTTCAATCTTTCATCGAGCCCTCCTAGGAGGGGACG